AAGCCAATCGAAATGTATCCGAGGTCAAGTTGATTGACCCGTTTGCCAACCCTGCCCGCAACGTGTTGCAAGAGAAGTTTCCAGTAAACGCCATCAGGTCACCGCCTGTCTAAACTGTCCAGACCTGTAAGCGTCTTGACGCTCCATGCCATCGCCCAGACGTTTCGCCAATGCAAGCGCTTCTTTGTACTTTATGTCGTAGCCAGCGATGATGTCAGGTTCGCCTTTCATGAAGGTATAAGCTTCCACCAAAGAACCGTACAACAACACAGAATCAAAGTTGTCCCCTAACCAAGTTTGTCCGGAAGCGGCAGTGGTAATTGACTCTGGGTAATAGTAGTAATGCAGCTCAACATAATACGCAGCGTCAGGTGTAGGGCCAAGAATAAGAGACAGCTCATTTGAAATTTGTGAACTGATAATCGTTGGGCCAAACAGAGCGTAGTATTTTGGCTCGCCTGTGTCGTTGGGAGTTGGATACGCTTGACGGATAAAATTTACATCCTTGTTGAGCAAATATTCAAACGTGCCGGTATCTAAGTTTCCGCCAACAACACCTGTCACCAAAGCCAACGAATATACAGACAAGAAATCGTTTGGTAGAGACACATATTTGTTGTTTGCCGTAATTGATGTGTACTGATTCTTACGTAAAGAAGGAAACTGAACCGAGTTATAAATTCGTTGCTCAGCTTGTTCAATAAACGTATTGATCTGCGTCTGAGAAGACACGGTCGAGTTGTCATACAAATACGTATCTGGAAACGTATTCTCCATGTACGACTGAATAGCGGCTGACAACTCGGTGTAGGTCATCCCATTGGGCCTCTAGACATTGTGCCTTTGGTAGCTGCACCAGCGCCACGCATTTTGATGCCGGTGGTTTTTACAGGGGCGTAGTTACCCTTGCTGATACCGCCAACAGACATGTTCAATTCATTTAAAAACTCAGTACCGGTTGTAGTAGGCACTTTGTTTGAAACCGAACCACCACTCATTGTGTGGGGTGGAGCGTAGACTTTGGCATTGCCAACTTCTTTGCCCATCCGCTTGTCGCTGTATTTAGCCATTATCGACCCCTTTGATTCGCGGCACGCGCCATGTTGCGGCCCATAGTCTTCATAGCTTTGCTGGTCACGCCACCCTTTTTCAGTTTGGTCATGGGTTTGCCCGGGTGCATTTTTTTCTCGTGCTTATGCACTGCGCCTGCAACCATTTTTTTGTCCTGTGCTAAGTCTTTTTTGTCCATGTTCAACTCCTCATGTTGTCGTAACTGTAACTGTACCAAGCTGTATTTGCAATATCAGATTATTTGGTGTCAAACCACTATCATCTGCTCTTGCCCCACCAACCGGGTTCCATCCCCACTGGAAAACTCTGCTACCGCCTTCTGGAGTGCCCAACCCGTTGGGGCCAACACCGCCGTTCGCGTTTGTTTGCAGGCCGTTTGTACCAGACAAGATGTAGCTTACATCCGGCCTTGGTTCCCGCACGGCTTGCGGATCATTCACTGGATACAGACCAAGCGACAGCTGCGGCTGATCTGGATCCCAGCAGGACGGGCAGACCTTGATGTTGTACAACTTAGTCTTGAGAACCTGCTTCTTAAGCTCTTTGAGCATGTACCGCTGCGCACAACGATCACACTCGGCAATTGCATACTTACCTGAGGCAAACTTGGTTGGCATTTGTCACCTCAGTAAAACAACATTCGTGGGACAAATCTGTCTGCCGCTTTCTCACGATCCTCTTGAGATGCCAACAACCACTGCTGCTCGTACTCAGATTTCAAAAACAAAATTCTTTCTGGAGAAATTTCTGGGCGTTTTGACGCAACATAAAAAGCCAGCCCCGCCACCAAGCAAGGAATCAACCGGAATGGGATGTCTTGGATGTTCACGCCATTGCCTGCGTCTTGAAGGCGGCGAAGCCTCCAATACACAAAGATGTATTGATCACCCGGGGCATTGGGGGAAGGCCAGACATTGATGCAAGGCAGGTTTGCTACCGACACCGCCGCGCCAGTCAAATGTAGAGCCGCCGTAGTGCCGTTCTGCCCACGGAAACAATTCAAAAGCTGATTGCCATCCACGTTGGCGTAGGCGATGGTTTCCGACCCAATATTGATGAAACCAGTTGTTGCGAGGCCATTGGTTGTGCTTAACGTAATGGTGGTGTCAGCGGCTGAAATCCCGCCGTTAAGCGTAATGGTCGTCGTGTTTGTGTTGGCTGTTTGGCGGTTTACCCAAACTTGGATGGGTCGGCCTTGGGTCAGCTTGTTGGGGATGGTCGAATAAGTAGACTCAGAGATGCGAGTTATGTTGATGTCAGTCTGATTAATCCCGCTGGCTTGGGTACGAATCACTTGGTCAAGCAAGTCGATGGTATCTGCCGGGAAGGGGTAGATTGGCTGCCCAGTGTTCATGACGATCTGCCCTTGCTCGATCGTCCACAGATTGATACCTCGATTTGCCCACTCAATGGTGAGCATGTTCAGGCTACGGCGTGCCGTACGAAACTCATAGCCCGTGCGTATCTCTAAACCCGCCCGCTCATACGCTTCCTCCATGATCTCATTGAGGTCAAGATTGAATGCTGTGAGTCCAGACGTGACTGCCATTATCTAAATCCTGATGTTTTCTTTGCCACCTTGGGTGGTTGCTTCACGAATTGTTTTCCGGCTTTTTTGCCCGCACGTTTTGCACGCGTTGTCGCAGCGTACTCAGCAGGGCTGAGAGCTTTGATTGCAGCTTCTGGAAGATATCTTTCGCCTGTGTCAGAAGATCTTTTACCACTTTTGGTTCTCCATTTTTGGGCCGTCCAATCTTTCAAGGATTGCTGCGGCGCTTTCAATCTCTGTACCCTCCGCCAGCAGCCTTATATTTCTTGGCTACAAGCTGAGCTTTCCGAGCCGACCACTGCCCAGCCCCAGTACCTTGGGTTGCTGCGGCTTTGACCTGCGACACAATCCGCTTACGCAGCTCTGGCTTTGTGTAATTCCCTGCGGCATTGACTTTGCCACCCTCCGCGTACATGTCCACATTCTGTGGCTTGTCCTTGCGATGAATGACTTTTTTACCCGGCATCTTTGACGGGTTGATTGCGCCCATGCCGCGAGAAGCCATCATTTTTTGCCTCTCGCCATACCACCGCCGCACATGACGATCTTGCCGCGAGTCTTGCCACGCTGAGCAATTCCATCCGCGCGCGCAGACGCTGTGCCGCCTTTAGCCATGCTCTTCACTTTTTTGCCGTCGACACGAATGTCTTGACCGGGTTGTTCAGGCATACCGGGTTCGTTCTTCTTAAACTTGCGTCCAGCAGAAGCGCCATCAATGTCTTTTGGTGCTTCTTTAGGAGCTTGTTTTGTTTTCTCTAATTCGTAGTCCATCAGCAAATCCTTCCTTTAGTCTTGCCTCGCTGAGCAATACCATCAGCACGGCTGGAAGCAGAAGAAACTGAGCCACCCTTTTTGTAAGAGGAACCAAGTGCTTCACGCATTTTCTTGCCAAGAAATCCAGTATCCCCAGATTGTGATGAACGCACAGACTTTGCCCAATCTGATTCAGCGATTGGTTTAGAGCCGCTGTCATCGTTGCCTGAGTCGCCCATCTTTTTGCGGTTTTCAGCATACTTAGAGTACGTGGCCTGCTTTTCTTCTTCGCTAGGGCCAGCACCTACGTTGTATGGGCCAATACCGCCTTCTTTTTTGGGAGGCTGTGTTTTTCTAGAACCAACAGCTTCACCGCCCATTTTTGAAGCATCCTGAGATGGTTTTGAAGGTTTAGCAGAAGATGTAGCTTCTTCCTTGTACTTGGTGTTGTACTTCTTGCCCTCAAACTCAAACTCAGTTTCGCCACTTGAACGGGCCGCCTTAAAAGCTTTTTGAAATTCACTTAAAGCCATGATGACTCCTTAGCAGGCCTTGCCGCCCTTATTCATCTTAATCATTGTGCCCTTGGTTTTGCCTTTGGAAGCAATACCGTCACGACTAGGGGCGGCAGTTTTTACCGAACCCATTGAAGTAGGCATTGCTTTGGCGCTGCCGCCTTTTTTCATGCCCATCATGCCACCAGCAGGAGCAGCGCCCATACCAGCGCGCTTCTTGGCAGCCATCATCGCCATCATCTTTGGATCCATTTTCTTTGTAGCCATCTCACCACCTCTTTTAAAAGTTTTGCCTTTGTCGGCAGTTGAAAATTCTTTGCCCACAGATTGCGGGACTCCCACCTTCTTGGCAAACGCTGGATTGTGGGCCACCGCCTCCATGAAATTGTGTTGTTTCTTGCTTGTGCTTGGCATCATTTACCCATGAAGTAATGCACTGCTTGCACAAGAGCCGCGCCAACGGTTCCGCCGCTTGCGCCACCAATCAACATAAACACTTTCCAGCCACCTCTGGCCTCGGACAAGGTAGCGCTGATCTGAGCTATGGAGCGTTTGATCTCCTCCATATCCGCCATGATCTTGTCTACGTCACGTTGCAGATGCTCAATATCCGCAGCGTGTGTCGCTAACTCTCGGGCGGTCAGTATTGCTGGGTTGCTCATCTCAACAGTTCCATGCCCGCAGGCTTTTGTTAATCCTCGAATCTGGATCTTTTGCGGTCTTCGTGCTTGTGAGCTTCTTCTTCATCCCTTCCATACGGGCGCAGAAAGAGTCGCGGCGTTTGCCACCTTCCGGTTGTGGAGGCTTCAGGTTCATCCCCTGCTTTTTGGCAGAGGCTCGCCCTTTGGCGTTCAAGCCGCCTTTGGGATTCTTCCCTTCCGCTCTTTGCCATGCAGGTGACTTAGCCATAGTAAATGTTCGCAGCACTTAAACCAGAGAGATATGCGTACACACCGTTGTATGCGCGAACACCTTCACCGGGAATTGGAAAGCCGTTGAAGAAAGAATCTCCAGCCGTTGACTCATACGTTATCATCCATCTACCTACCGCATAGACAGCCGCAGGTGTTCCTGTGATAGTCCCAGAGTTGATGTCGGTCAGTGTAAATGTATCTGCGCCTGTTACGGTAATTACATAAGTACCGTCAGTAGCTGCGCCACCTGTGCCAGCCTCAAAGTGGATACCTATTGTGTCCCCAGTACTCAACCCATGCGCCGTCTTGGTCACCGTCACGGTTGTGCCGCTACGTGCGTAAGTAACGCTGGCAGAAACAGGGGCTGTAGTGGTATCAAACAAAGTCAAAAAACCTGTTGCTCCGCCACCTGTAAAGGACACACCCTTAACCCGTGTAGGGTATAAAACCATAAAACCACTTTGGTTTTGGTGCGCCTGTCTTACGTCAAATTGCATCGTCATAATCAAACTCCTGATTGAACAGGGGCCGAAGCCCCGTTGGATTGATTAGGCATCTGCGAATGGTGTGGCAACAGAACCAGAGCCGATCAACACGCCAGTCACCATGTACTTGTTAGCGGCAACCACAGTCACTGTGATTTGTGAGCCAACAGCGCCGCCAGTGGTAGAGCCGTCCAAGTTAATGACGTCGTTGGAAGATGCGGGAGCAAAACCAAGTACTGCGCCAGAACTGTCGGTATCGACAACCAACAAAGAACCAACAAACTTGTCAGT